CTGCCCGAAATCCGCAACCTGTCGGCGGTTTGATGCAGTAGGGAATACAAATGCCGTCTGAAGATTCAGACGGCCTGTTGCTTTTTCCAGCAATAGGTGTATAATTCAAATCGTTACCCTTGCGGGGATTTTCGCACGCCCGAAAGATATGAATTTTTAAGCCCGTACATAACAATGTGCGGGTTTTTGCGTTTTAGGCTGTCCGAATTTGAGCTTCTGCCTGTACAGGTAGCAGCGTTCTATTTTTCCTATGTGGTGAGTGTGCTTAGCCGTCTAATTCTGAGAGGGGTTGGTGTTAGACGGTTTTTTTTAAATCTTATCGATTAAACGGTTATATTTTGCCAGTAGCTCAAGATAGGCAGCCGCGTATTGCGGAACGCCGATTTTGTGCCATTTACTTACTGACGTTGGGCTTATCCCTAACCGCCTTGATAGGTCTGCTTGTGTAATTTGTGCAGATTCTAAAAGTGTTTTAAATTTTGTATTTTGCATATTGCAATATCTAATTAAGTTATATATAATATGTAATTATATTAATTCTGATTGGAGTTTGTCAAATGGCAGCTTTAAGCGGGCTTGAAACTATTAAAGAGGTTCGGAAGCGGCAAAATAAAACACTGCTTGCCTTTAGTGGTGGGAAAGATGCCGTTGCTACATATCTCGCTATAAAAGATTATTTTGATGAGGTAGTGCCTTATTATTTGTACCTTGTCCCTGATTTGGCTTTTGTTGATGAGCAGCTCGATATGTATGAGCGGCAGTTTGGCTTTAAAATCACTAAACTCCCACACCCATCATTGCATAGACTGCTGAATAATTTTGTTTTCCAGCCGCCGCAAAATTGCGCCGTGATTGAAGATGCCGGACTGCCTGATTTTGATTACACTGATATTCAGGCTGCGATGTGCCAAATGCATGGATTGGATAAAAAAACATTAGTTGCTGATGGTGTCCGTGCTGCTGATAGCCCGATGCGCCGAATTGCGATCCAGTCTCATGGCAGTATAAGCTACAATCTGCTTAAATATCACCCTATTTGGGATTGGAAAAAGGCTGATTTGGTAGAGTGCTTTAAAAAGCACAATGTCCGGCTTGGTAGTGATTACAAGATTTTCGGGCGGTCATTTGATGGCTTGGATTTGCGGTTTTTACTCCCGATAAAAAAACATTATCCTGATGACTATAAAAGGATACTTGAGTTTTTCCCGATGGTGGATTTAGAGATTTTTAGATGGGAGTGCGCAAATGGCAAAATCTGATTTGAAACAACAGGCGGCTGATAAAGTGGCGGCCGCAAAAAACCAAGTGGCAAAATGGAAGCGCAAGCAAAAGCCGCTTGTGAATATGCCGGAATTAACAGGTAACCCGGAAACCGATAGTAAAAATGATTTAGATGCTGTCAAACAAGGATTCCGTGACCGCTTAAAGGCGGAAAATAAGCGAAAAGTATCAGCGACAGATAGCGAGTATTGGAGCTGTATTTGTTTCCAAACTCGTGCTCAGGCGGATGCATTTATCGCGGCCATGAATTGGCGACAGTTTGGCGATAAATACATTGATGGGGTTAAATTAGCCGAATATCTTGGCATTGAGTTGCCGGATGAAGAGGTGGCGTTTGTTGCTGATCCGAAAGTTGATAAGACTTGGGTAGGATTTGTAGATTAATTTTCAGTGGCCGTCCAATGGGCGGCTTTTTTGTGTCTGTAAAAAGGAGGTGTCTATGCGTGGCGTAAAAGTGCATGGTAAACCGCATATTCGCGGTAAGGTCGCTGGCGGTCGTGGTCGTAGTAATGCGTTTTCGGGCCGTTCCAGCGGTTCATAATCTTAAAGCCTGATTTTGTTTGGCTTTTTTTATTTATAAATTAACCCCATGTAATAAAAGGTGTTTTATGCCAGTTAAAGGTGCAGATATTTGCGGCGCAAAAACCCGTAGCGGTGGAGTGTGCCAAAGCCCTGCCATGCCTAATGGCCGTTGCCGATTTCATGGGGGGAAAAGTACAGGCGCGCCGAAAGGCCATACAAATAGCCGTAAGCCCGGCAGCCTGTATTCTGATTTTTATACAGACGAAGAAAAAGAGATTGCTGCTGAAATTGAGCTTGAGAGTGTTGATGAAGAGTTGAAACTGTGCAAGATTCGATTGCGCCGCGCCATGAGGCTTGAAGAAGAGCAGAAGCGGCGACAAGATGAAGAGCGTTTAGAGCTGGACAGACTGGTGGAGACGCCATCTGTTATTGGTGGTGTTGCAATCCAAGACGACCCTGATGTGCCTCCTGTGAAACAAAAGACTTTTGTTTATCGTGATTACGGGGAGATTATTAACCGCATACTTGCCCGTATTGAATCTTTGACGATGACACGTCAGAAGCTGCTTAAAGGGTTAGTGGTGGATTTGAAATCATCTGATGGAAGTATGACCCCCAAAACAGGCTTGGCGGCTTTTGAGTCAGTGGAAGAATTTTTAAAATACGCGCATGAAGTAGATGATATGGTGTGATGGAACAAGGTCATATTAATGCAGCCCGATTGAAATCATACGGCAGCTTGTATATGTTTACACGCTGGATGTTTTATCAAAGGCGTGGCTATATTTGGCAGCGAGCGAATCATCATATCCTAATCTGTAATGCGCTTGAACGTGTTTTTAACGGCGAAACAAAACGCCTGATTATCAACATTCCGCCGCGCTACTCGAAAACGGAAATCGCGGTTGTGAACTTTATCGCATGGGCGATGGGGCGTGTGCCTGATTGTGAGTTTATCCATGCGAGTTATTCTGCTACGTTGGCGGTCAATAACTCCGTGCAGATTAGAAACCTTGTCCAGCATGAAGCGTATCGGGCGATTTTCCCTGATGTGGGGCTTGCAAACGAAAGCAGCCATCACTGGAAAACAACCGCAGGCGGCGTGATGTACGCAACAGGTGCGGGCGGTACGATTACGGGTTTCGGTGCAGGCAAGCATCGGGAGGGATTCGGCGGCTGCATCATCATTGACGACCCGCACAAAGCTGATGAAGCGCGAAGCGAGGTCAGGCGGCAGAACGTCATTGACTGGTTTCAAAACACGGTCGAATCTCGGAAGAATAGCCCTGACACGCCGATTATTCTGATTATGCAACGCCTGCACGAGAAAGACTTGGCGGGCTGGCTGCTTGACGGCGGCAACGGCGAAGAGTGGGAACACCTTTGCCTGCCAGCTATTCAAGACGACGGCACGGCGTTGTGGCCTGAAAAGCATGATATTGAAACATTGCACCGTATGGAACAAGCCGCGCCGTATGTGTTTGCCGGGCAGTATTTGCAAAAACCTGCCCCGCCTGACGGCGGTACGTTCAAGCCTGACAACCTGCAATTTGTTAAGGCGTTGCCTGCCGGGAATATCAGATGGGTACGCGCGTGGGACTTGGCTTCAACCGCAAACGACGGCGACTACACGGCAGGCGGCAGGCTTGGCGTTACAGAAGACGGTCGGTACATCATTGCCAATATCGTGCGCGGTCAGTACGGCGCGGATGAAAGGGACAGGATATTGCGCAACACGGCGCAAAAAGACGGCGTGAAAACGAAAATATCCATCCCACAAGACCCCGGGCAGGCTGGTAAATCGCAAACCCTGTATCTAACCCGCCAGTTGGCGGGTTTTTCTGTATCTGCCAGTCCTGAATCGGGCGACAAGGTTACACGCGCCGAACCGTTCGCGGCACAGGTCAACATCGGCAATGTGATGGTGTTGGATGACGGCACATGGGGCACAGACGCGCTGATTTCAGAAATGCGAATGTTCCCAAACGGTCAGCATGACGACCAAATAGACTGTTTGAGCCGTGCGTTTGGCGAGCTACTGGATACCCGAACGGGCATGATTGATTTCCTGCAATCGCAGGTTGAGGCTATGAAATGAGTAAAAAGACACCTTTATCACAAGGTTTTATTGCCCGTGTGGCTGCCGGTGTCCGTTACGCCTTTACCGGCAATGCGGACGGGTGGTTTGACGCGGGCGAGCCTTTAGCCCCTGTCGCGCAGCAGGCAGAGGGGCGGCGGTTTGATTACGAGCCGTTCTACAACGTCGGGCATTCCAGACCGCGCGAACGTGAAGCGGTAGGCTTTGCGCAATTACGCGCCCTTGCCGATAACTACGATGTGCTGCGTTTGGTTATCGAGACGCGTAAAGACCAAATGGAGTGCCTTAAGTGGACAATCCAAAAGCGCGATGTCGAATCAACCAAAGACAACGAATCGCAACGAAAAGACCGAAAGGTCGATGAAGCCATTGCGTTCTTCCAGTCGCCTGACAAAGAGCACACATGGGCTGATTGGTTGCGCATCTTGCTGGAAGACCTGTTTGTTATTGACGCGCCGTGTATCTACCCGCGTAAAACACTGGGCGGCGACTTGTACGCCCTTGAAGTGATAGACGGTGCGACGATTAAACGCGTACTGGACAATACAGGCCGTCTGCCATTGCCGCCTGATACAGCTTATCAGCAAATCTTGCACGGCATGGCGGCAGTTGACTATACGGCGGACGAATTGATTTACCGCTCACGAAATAACCGAAGTTACAAGGTTTATGGCTATTCACCTGTCGAGCAAATCATCATGACCGTGAATATTGCCTTAAAACGGCAGATTCACGCGCTTGAATATTACACGGCGGGCAGTGTTCCCGATGCTTTGATCGGCGTGCCTGAAACGTGGGCGATGGAAGATATTAAACGCTTCCAAGAATACTTTGATTTGCTGTTGTCAGGCGAGACGGCGGAGCGGCGCAAGCTGCGTTATGTTCCGGGTGAGTTGGCTAGAAACTTCAAAGAGACGAAGCAGCCGCCGCTTAAGGACGTTTACGACGAATGGCTGGCGCGTGTCGTCTGCTTTGCGTTTAGTGTCGAGCCTACGCCGTTCGTGGCGCAGGTAAACCGAAGCGTGGCAGAGACGAGCCGTGAGCAGTCGCTTTCAGACGGCATGAGCAGCCTGAAAAACTGGGTAAAAGCCCTGATTGATGATGTGCTTGCCCGATACATGAATATGGCGGCGTATGAGTTTGTCTGGAAGGAAGAGGAATCACTCAACCCGAAAGAACAGGCGGAAATCTACGCCATTTATAAAAACGCAGGCATCTTGACCGCTGATGAAATCCGCGCCGAACTGGGTAAAGAGCCATTACCGGATCAGGAGGAGCCTGAACCGAATCGGCAAGACGATTGGAAGCCTGAAAAGCAGCCGAACCAAGGGGCTGAAAAGCTGGGAAAGTCGGAAAGCCCGATGAGCGAAGACGAATCCGCCGCGCTTATTGAGGCTTATTTGCTGACGCGTATTGACGGCTTGGCTGAACAAATCGCGGCACTGATTGATAGTGCAGCCGTCGATTGGCAGGCTGAGGATTTGGCGGCGGAATTGAGCCGCGCGGCAGGGGTTGTTGCAAACGGCTTGGATTTTGGCGAGTGGTCGGGTTTGTCCGATGTGGTCGAGCCGATAATCAGGCGCGTTGCGGAAGATGGGGCGGTTGCCGCCTTGTTGCGTGTCATGCCTGAACCTGCCGTCGGTATGGTTACGAACATTCGAAGCCGTGCCGTCAAGTGGGCACATGAACGCGCCGCCGAAATGGTCGGCATGAAGCGGGTGGGCGGCGAGCTTATCCAAAATCCTGCCGCTGAATGGCAAATCACAGAGGGAACGCGCGAAATGATACGCGGCCAAGTGGTTGAAGCCATGCGAAACGGCGACAGTGTGCAGGAATTGGCAGGCCGTCTGAAAGAATCTCACGCTTTCAGCAATGCCCGCGCCCGAACCATTGCCCGAACGGAAACGGCGATGGCGGACGGTATGGGCAACCTGATAGGCTGGGAAGAAACGGGACTGGTTGCCGGTAAGCAGTGGATAACCGCAAAAGACGACAAGGTGTCTGATGTCTGCAATGCCAACGGCGAGATGGGCGTAATCGGTTTGCACGAGCCTTTCTCTCACGGTGCGTTGACGATACCGGGGCATCCGAACTGCCGATGCGCGGTTGTGCCTGTTTTGGCAGAGGATATGCCTAAATCTTGATTCCTTTGGGTAAAGTGAGTGTGTTTGCCGCCTCTTTGTGGGGCGGCTTTTTTTTTGGAGCAACGAATGGCGAAGTTATACGCGGAAATTGCCAAGATGGAGGCGCAGGACGACGGCACGGTCAAAGTTTGGGGTTATGCCTCGAGCGAAGCGGTCGATTCGGACGGCGAAGTTATCGCGGCGGAAGCAATGAAGGCGGCGATTCCCGATTATATGAAGTTTGGCGCGGTGCGTGAAATGCACGGCTCAAACGCAGCGGGAACGGCGATTGAAATCAACGTAGAAGACGACGGGCGCACATTTTTTGGCGCGCATATCGTTGACCCTATTGCGGTTACGAAAGTTAAGACAGGCGTTTACAAAGGCTTTTCCATCGGCGGCAGCGTTACCGCCCGCGATGATTTGAACAAGTCGCAAATCACGGGCTTGAAGCTGACAGAAATCAGCCTTGTTGACCGCCCTGCCAATCCTGACGCGGTGTTTACCTGCTTTAAAGCGGACAAGCCGAAAGCCGATGAAGAGGCGGATAAAGATGAAGACGACAAGTCAGCCGATAAAACCGATGAAACGCCAGCCGATGATGCTGAAAAGGCAGACGGCGACAAGAAAGACGATAAAGAAGACAAGGAGGACGAAGCCGAAAAATCGGCAAGCGTGAATTTGTCCGAATCTGAAATCGCCATCTTGAAAGCAGTTTTGGCTAAAGCAGACAAGCCGAAAGACGAGCCGGTCGCCAAATCAATGTACCAAGTCAAATCACTGGCTGATGTATTGATGTCGCTGAAATGGCTGGTTGATGACGCTGTCTATGTTGACATCGATGAAGCCGTTATCGCGCAAATCAAAGAATCAGCAGCCAGCCTCGCCGAATCGCTGAAAGCGTTGGCGGCAAGCGAAGCCGATAAGCTGGTCGATGGTTTGGCAGCCAAAGCCGACAAATCAGACGATATTGCCAAAGCGGAATCGGCTGACGAACTGGCAAAAGCGCAAGACGCGCTGAAGAAATCGAATGATGCCCTTGCTAAAGCACAGGCGGAAATCGAGAGCTTGAAGAAACAGGCAGCACCGCCGAAAGGCAGTACGAAAGCCATCGGCAAGGCAGAAGACAACGGCGAAGACCCATTAAAAGGTTTTCAGCCGATTGTAAAGAATGACGGTTCGCTTGATGATGTGGCAACACTCATTAAAGCAGCACAAACAGGCCGTCTGTAACACCGCTTACAGGCGGTTTTTTTATTATCAGGAGCGATAAATGAACGTGAATCAACTCACACAAGAAACAATTGAGCTGATGAAGTCAGCACAAGCAAACGGCGAGCCGTTGAACAAAGGTTACACCCAACCTACCAGTCCTACTACTGGCCTGCAAATCTACGACCTGTCCGCGCCGTCTCAAAAGCTCTATCCGGTATTGACCCCGTTGCGTAACCGTATCCCCCGCGTGGGCGGCGGTCGCGCCATCGACTCAAACTGGAAGGCGATCACGAATATCAACGTCGGCAATCAACGCGCCGGCATCAGCGAAGGTAAACGCGGTGGCGTTATCAATCACGAAATTGTTGAACGTAACGCGCGATTCCGCGCCATCGGCTTGGAAAACCAAGTAACCTTTGAAGCTGACTACGCAGCGCGTGGCTTCGAGGACGTGAGAGCGTTGGCGGTTGCCCAAACCTTGCAGGCTACCATGATTGCCGAAGAAATGATTTTGTTGGGCGGTAATACCAGCTTGAAATCAGGCGTTACACCTACTCCGACCGCTGCCGTTTCGAATGACGCGACGGGTAAAATCAGCGGCAACACCTTGTCTGTAATCTGCGTGGCTTTGAGCTTGCAGGCATATTGGGACGTTGCAGGCGCGAACAACGGTGCAATCGGTCAAAGCCTGAACATTAAAACTGCTCAAGTACCGGCTAAAATCACACGCCAAAACGCGGACGGTTCTACCGATACTTTCGGCGGTGGTTCTGCTCAAAAATCTGCGGCCGCTTCTGTTTCCGGTATTGCGACAGGCAAGAAAGTAACTGCTATGGTTCCAGCCGTTCGCGGCGCGGTTGCTTACGCTTGGTTCTGGGGTGCTGCCGGTTCTGAAAAACTGGGCGCGGTCACTACTTCTGCGAAAGTGGATATTTTGGCTGACGCTGAAGGCACTCAAACCGCCGCTTCTTTGCCGTCTGAAGACAATTCCACTTCCATTTTGGAATTTGACGGCCTGTTGACCCAAATCGCCCTGCCTGATTCCGGCGCGTATTGGGCGGACAACAAAGGCAACGGTCTGACTTCAGACGGCGCGGGCGGCGTGTTTGAATTTGAAGAAGCGTTTGCGAACTTCTACTCTAAATATCGCCTGTCCCCCGATACCATCTACGTCAACGCCCGTGATTTGGCGGCACTGACCAAGTTGATTATCGGCAACAGCGGTGCGCCGATGATTAAGTTGAACGTTGACGTGAACAATACGGCGAACATCCGCGCCGGTGTCGTTGTCGGTTCGTACCTGAACAAAATCACAGGCGAAGAACTGAATATCGTGGTACACCCCAACCTGCCTGCCGGCACTTACCTGTTCTACTCAAGCCGTCTGCCTGCCTACGTTCAGGGCATCGGCAATCTGCTGCAAGTGCGTACGCGCCAAGAGTATTATCAAATCGAATGGCCGCTGCGTACCCGTATGTATGAATATGGCGTTTACGCAGACGAAGTGTTGCAAGGTATGTTTATGCCTGCCTTTGGGATGATCACCAACGTGGGTTAAGCCTAATCAGGCCGTCTGAATTTTCGGACGGCCTCTTTCTTTTGGAGATTTTGAAATGACTGAAATGGTTAAATTACAAGCCCCTGAAGGCTTTACCGATGTTTCCTTTGGTAGCCAAAGCTACGCAGTGGACGAAAACGGCGTTGTTGAAGTGCCGTCAGAGGCGGCGGAATTTCTGTATCAGTTCGGTTTTGGCAATGTTGCCGCCGAGCCTGCCGAAGAGCCTGAAAAAGCCAAGCGCGGACGCAAACCTAAAACCGAACAGCCGGTAGAACAAGCCGAACCTGCCGAAGCAGAAGCTGAAAAGGCTGAATAACGATGGCCGCCCTGGTATCGCTTGAGGAGTTCAAGCAGCGTATCGGCGTTGAACATGACCGCAGGGACGATTTCTTTCTGAGCGTCATTGACGGCGTGTCGGCGGCGGTGGAAGCCTATATCGGTCGCAGTCTTTGGGCTGCCGATTATGTCGAGCGGTACGACGGCAACGGCAAAGACCGCATCGTGTTGGACAATTACCCAGTTCTGTCGGTGTCGTCCGTCAAAATCAACGGCGCGGATGTCGGCGGCTGGGAGTTTGACAACTGGCTGCTGATGCGCCCCGAAGGTTTCACACGAGGGCTGAGGAATGTCGAGGTATCGTACCGCGCGGGCTATGAGCACATACCCGCCGATATACGCGAAGCCGTGATGATTATCGCTATGCAACGCGTGAACGAAATCGAGAACAGGGGCGCGCAAAGTAAAACCTTGGCGGGTGAGAGCGTATCGTTTTCGGCATTACCCGAAACGGGCGGTATGCCGCCGTCTGCGTTCTCAATACTTAAGGAATACCGGCGCAAGGGGGTTTGATGGTCAAGGTTGAATTTATCGGCGGAGATATTCTGGCGGCGGTTTTTAAGGCATATGCCGCCGATGTTCAAGATGCGGTCGTCAAATCAGTGGGCAGGTCGGCATTGCGCCTGCAACGCGAAGTCAAGCAGAACCGGTTATCGGGTCAGGTGTTGAGGGTAAGGACAGGCAACCTGAGACGCTCCATACATCAGCGCGTGAACGTTTCAGGCAATGTTGTTTCAGGCGAAGTCAATACGAACGTCCGTTACGGCATCGCGCATGAGTATGGTTTTACGGGTAATGTCAACGTGAAGGCTTCGCTGCGTCAGGTCAAACAGGCGTTCGGGAAGCCGCTGAAATCGCCGCGATATGTCCATGTCCGCGCCCATACCCGTGATGTAAAGTTGCCGGAGCGGTCGTTCCTTCGTTCGGCATTGCGCGATTTGACGCCGAAGTTCGCGGATGACCTGCAAACATCGATTAGAAAGGTGCTGAAATGAATCGTGAGGCGGTTTATTCCGCGCTGTGGGCGAAGCTGGACGCATTAGGCGGTTTTACAACCAAGAGCCGTAAATTACTGCACTGGAACGATGTGAAACGCTACGACCAGCCTGCGTTATTTATGGCTCAGGGCGATATGCAGGCGTTGACATTGACGGGGCAGGAAACCAAGTGGATTTTGCGCGTTGACGTGTACCTGTACGTTCAGACGGCAGGCGAACCGCCCGCGCCCATTATGAATCCGCTGATTGATGCGGTGTGCAATGCCGTGAACGCCGTCCACCCTGTTACGGGCAAGACGGATTTAACGGCAGACGGCGCGGATATCGAGTATTGCCGCGTCGAGGGTACGGTGGAAACAGACGAGGGAACGCTTGGCGAACAGGCGGTTTGTATTATTCCGATTGTGATTTGCGCCGCGTAATGCGGCTTTTTTTGAAAGGAAACGTCATGCAACTGACTTTCGGCGCGGGCGAGGTGTTCGCGCAAATGATTACGGATGCCTACGGCAACCGTGTACAGAATGCAACGCCCGTGCGAATCATGGGCTTGCAGGAGATGTCTGTCGATTTGTCGGCAGAACTTAAAGAGTTTTACGGTCAAAACCGCTTTGCGCTGGCTGTTGCTCAAGGCAAGGTCAAAGTTTCAGGTAAGTTCAAAGGCGCGTTGATTAACGGCTTGACACTGAATACTTTGTTCTTCGGTGCTGAGTTTACAACCGGAACGATGAAAGCCCTGTTTGCTGATACCACTGGCAAAGCCGTGCCTGCTTCAGGTGCGTACACTGTCCAAGTGACTGCTCCAAATGGCGGCCGATTTGTTGAAGATGCTGGCGTGATGAATGAGAACGGCACGGCTTATATCAAAGTAGCCAGCAATCCGACAGCGGGTCAGTACATGGTATCCGCGACCGGCCGTTACACGTTCCACGAGAGCGCCAAAGGCAAAACAGTATTCCCAAGCTTTACCTACACGCAAACCATGCCGTCAGCCAAGAAAATTGAGCTGTCTAATATGGCGATGGGTAACACGCCGACCTTTAAACTGAAATACCTGACGCAGTTTAAAGGCAAAAAAGCCTTGTTGGAACTGGAAAGCGTAACCAGTGGCAAATTGGGCTTGTTCTCAACCAAAAACGATGACTTCTCCGTGCCTGAAATTGACTTCACTGCCTCAACCGATGAAGCAGGCTTTAAAGTCGGTACGTTGTGGATTCAAGAGTAATAATGCAGGCCGTCTGAAAATGACGGCCTTTTTTCATTTACCCAAAAAAAGGAAGCAAAATGACCGTACGAATTAAAGGTGTAACCGTCGAACTGAACGGCGTGGATTATGTGATTCCGCCGATTGCGTTGGGTGCGTTGGAGCAGTTGCAGGAGCGCATTGGCACATTTGACGGCAACGCAACGGATGCCAAACAAATCTCTACCGTTATCGATTGCGCCCACGCCGCCCTGAAGCGCAATTATCCGAATTTAACGCGCGAAGAAGTCGCCGACTTAATCGACATCGGCAATATGAATGAAGTATTTGCCGCCGTGATGGACGTTTCCGGCTTGAAACGCAAGGAGCAGGAAGCCGCACAAACGGGGGAAGCTCAGGCGGCAGATTAAGTTTCGGCGCGATGATTGCCCACGTCTGCGCCTCTACCGGCTGGACGTGGGACTATGTCGCCGACAACTTGGATTTGCCGCGTATCAAACACCTGAACGAGTATTGGCGCGAACATCCGCCCGTTCATATCTTGGTTGCCTCGTATATGGGCATCAAGCCGTCATCGGGCATCGTACAAAGCGAAGCGGACGAAGCCGAAGCCATCGGTATGCTTGGCGGTAACGAACTGTCTGAAGATGAATTTAATGCCCTGCTGAAAGCGAAAGGAATCATCTGATGGGTAATGCGATTTTCCCCACGTTTCCCGGCTTGAAGTGGGGGCGGAAAAAAACGGCGGTATGGAGTACCGGGACACAGAAATCGGCAAGCGGTCGTGAATTTCGAACCGCCTATTACACCTACCCGCAATGGCGGTTTTCGCTGTCGTTCGAGGTATTGCGGACAAAAGCATCCGTGAACGAGTTGGAGCAGTTGGCGGGATTCTTCAATGCACGCAAAGGCAGCTTTGAAAGTTTCCTTTACGAAGATCCGACCGACAACGCTGTAACCGACCAGCCTGTCGGAAACACGGTGCAGGGCGTTACGCGTTATCAGCTTGTCCGTTCGATGGGCGGTTTCATCGAGCCTGTGTTGGCGGTCAAGGAACGACCATCCGTCAAGGTTGGCGGCGTATCGCTGACGTATGGGCGCGATTACACCGTTACCGACAAGGGCGTTTTGGTTTTCAACACGCCGCAACCGCCGAACAGCCTGATTACTTGGACGGGCGGCTTTTATTTCCGTGTGAGATTTACGTCTGACACGGTGGATTTTGAAAACGTTTTGGGCAGCTTATGGGCAGCTAAGAAGATTGAGTTGACGAGTGTGAAACTATGAAGACGGCGACAAAAGAACTGATCGACTTGCTACACGGTAGCGACGAGTTTCAGATGGCGGATTTGTACACCATTACGCTTTCGGGCGGTCAGGTGTTACGACATACCGGCGCGGATATGCCCGTCGTTTGGGACGGTCAGACCTACGAAGCGCATAAGCTGATTATCAAGCGCGGGGCAACCCGTATCGCCGTCGGATTGGACGTTGATTCCAACACCTTGCAGATTTCAGCCGCGCCCGATTACAGGCTTGAGGGCTTGCAATGGGCGGAGGCTGCTCTAGGCGGCGTATTGGACGGCGCACGGGTCAAGATTGACCGTGTGTTTTTTGATGCCGAACTTCGCCCTGTCGGTGCGGTGAATATCTTTTCAGGGCGCGTGTCGGACGTATCGGGCAGCAGGTCGTCTGTAAAAGTCGATGTGAAATCCGACATCGAGCTTTTGAACGTTTCCAGCCCGCGCAACATCTATCAGGCAGGCTGCATGAGGACGCTTTATGACGACGGCTGCAAGGTCAACCGTGAGAAATTCACGGTAAACGGGCGTGTAACCGAAAACAGCCAAACGGGAACTGTGCTGAAACACAATCTGACGCAGCCTGACGGGTGGTTCTCACAGGGTGTGATTAAGTTCACGAGCGGTCGAAACGCGGGCTTGAGCAGGACGGTCAAGGTGCATAGCGGCAATACGTTCGAGTTTGCCCTGCGCCTGCCATTCCCGCCGCAAGCGGGCGATGTGTTCAAGGTTTATCCGGGCTGCAACAAGCGGCGCGATACCTGCAAGGATAAGTTTGACAACATCGTGCATTTTCGCGGCTTCCCCTTCATCCCTTCGGCAGATACGGTGGTGTGATATGCCGTCTGAAATGGATTTGAGAGCGCGAATCGTCGAAGAGGCGCGGTCATGGCTTGGTACGCCTTACCATCATCATGCGATGGTAAAAGGCGCGGGCGTGGATTGCGCCATGATTCTGGTCGCCGTCTATGGAGCGGTGGGGCTGCTTCCCGAAGGGTTCGACCCGCGCCCTTACCCTCAAGATTGGCATTTGCACCGCGATTCCGAGCGGTATTTAGGGTTCATCACGCAATTTTGCCGTGAGACGGAATCGCCCAAGGCGGGCGACATCGCAGTATGGCGTTTCGGGCGGTCGTTTTCGCACGGCGGCATATTGGCAGGCGACGGCAAGATTATTCACAGCTACATCGGGCGCGGCGTGGTGTTGGACGACATCAACCAAGCCGAACTTATCGGGCGCGAGGTTCGGTTTTTTACATTTTCATTTTGATTTTACGGCCGTCTGAAAGGGCATGCTTTACGCGGGGGCGAAGGATAAGGAAATGCACTGCCCAAGTTCGGCATTGATGTTCACGAGCGCATCCAATGAAAATTTGTCGATTTTCCCGTTCAGCAGGTCGTTGATGCGCGGCTGGGTCAGACCGCAATGTTCTGCGGCCTGTTTTTGCGTCCAACCGTTTTCGCGGACGGTATCGGCGATGTGCATCATCAGGTCGGCGCGTAACCGCATATTGGCGGCTTCGGCAGGCGTGTCGCACAGTGCGTCAAATACGGAGGCGAAGGTTTGGTTTTCCATTATTTCTTTTCCTGAATCAATTTGTTGTAACGTTTTTTCGCCAATTCCAAATCGGCGGGCGCGGTTTTTCGGCTTTTCTTTTGGAAGGCGTGCAGTACATAGACGGCATCGGCAATTTTGGCTGTATAGATAACGCGGTATGCGCCGCCTTCTTCCCTCAGGCGGATTTCCATTACCCCGCTGCCGATGGTGTTCATGGGTTTGAAATCGACCGGTATTCCGCCGCATTGGATGCGGTGCAGTTGATAACCTGCCGCTTGTTTGGCGTTTTCAGGGAATTGCCGCAGGCAATCCAATGAATCGCCTAAAAAATTTAATGGTTTCATATTTTATATCTGTTTTGATATAAGTAAATTATATCAATTTTGATAATTTTTGCAAGTTTTGAGGTGGTTTTTATGGGTGGTAAATCGTCAACTATTACATCAGCGGAAGAGCGTATCTTATCGTTACAGGTTCAGCGGTCATCACAAGGGCTGACCCTGCCCGTCATCTACGGCAGGACGCGTGTGGCCGGTAATTTGGTGTGGTACGGCGATTTCGTTACCATCGAGCATAAGACCACGACGCGTCAGGGCGGCAAGGGCGGCGGCGGTGTGAAACAGGTCGATATTTCCTATACCTACGAAGCCGCCGTCATGCTTGCTTTGTGCGAGGGCGAGATTCAGGGCGTGGGGCGGATTTGGCGTGATAAGGAAAAGTTCGATTCGCTGGCACAGTTGCGCCTGACGCTTATGCGCGGCGGCGATGAGCAGCCGTTGTGGACGCACCTGCAACAGGCGAAGCACCAAGACCAAGCCTTGAATTATTCGGGCACGGCTTATTTGTGCAGCCCGAACTACGAACTGACGAAATCGGCGCAAATATATCAGCACAATTTCGAGGTCATCGGGAAATTGGGCTATTCCGGCAATATCCCCGATGCAAACCCGCGCGAAATCGTATTGGATTTGCTGACGAACCAACGCTACGGCTGCGGTTTTCCGTCCCAAAACATCGGCGATACCGACCGATACAGCAATTATTGCCGCGCCGTCGGTATTTTCCTAAGCCCTGCCTACACGGAACAGGGAGAGGCGCAACGGAATATTTCCGAACTGCTCGAGCAGACCAACAGCGCGGCGGTATTTTCGCAAGGTCGTCTGAAAATCATTCCCTACGGGGACGGCAGCTATTCGGGGAACGGCGCGGTGTATGTTGCCGACAACAAAGCCGTCTATGACCTGATCGATGATGATTTTATCGTTTCGGGTGCGCAAGACCCTGTAAAGGTCGAGCGCAAAACCAATGCTGATGCGTTTAATCAGATTCAGGTCGAGTACCTTGACAGGAACAACGATTACAACGTCGCCATCGCGGAAGTGAAAGACCAGGCGAATATCGAGCAGTACGGATTGCGCCCGAAAGACGCGGTCAAGATGCACGGCATTTGCGATGCGAAGGTGGCGCAAAAAGTGGCACAACAACTGCTGCAACGCGCCCTGTACGTCCGCAACGAATATGAGTTTAAGCTGGGTTGGAAATACTGCCTGCTTGAGCCGATGGACATCGTAACCCTGACTGACGCAGGGCTTGGCTTGAATAAAACGCCCGTCCGAATCACGGAAATTGAAGAGGATGAAGAGGGCGTATTGTCCGTCAAGGCCGAAGACTACCCCGTTGGTGTTTACACTGTATCGGAATATCCGACGCAGCCGTCTTTGGGTTATTCGGCTGACTACAACGTTTCGCCGGGCAACGCCCATGTGCCGGTAATTTTCGAAGCACCGTTGCAACTGACGGGCGGCGAACCGCAAATCTGGCTGGCAACCGCCGGAGGCGATATGTGGGGCGGTGCTGAAGTGTGGGTATCGACAGACGGCGACAGCTACACCCGTGTCGGCGCGGTCAACCATAAGGCGCGTTTCGGTTCGCTGACCGCCGCTTTGCCTAATGGCGCGGTTTTTGACCGCACAAATACATTGGGCGTGGAAATTTCAGCGGGGCAACTGACGGGCGGTACGGAGCAGGACAGCCGCGATTTGCTGACGCTGTGCTACGTTGACGGCGAATTTCTGGCATACGCCAACGCCGAACTGAAAGGCGTGGGACGCTACACATTGGGCAACCTGACGCGCGGCGCGTATGGCTCTACCATCAATGCACACGCGGCGGGCAGCCAGTTTGCGCGCATTGATGATACGTTGTTCAGATACACCGTTCCGCGCAATTGGATTGGTCGCACGGTTTGGGTCAAACTGGTTTCGTACAACGTTTTCAGCGGCGGTATTCAAGATTTGGCAGAAGTGCCCGCGTATTCCTACACCATCAAAGGTGCGCCGCTTGGTCAAATCCAAAACCTACGCCTGACATCATCGTGGGCATACGGCAAAGAAGCCGTTATTGCTTGGGATAAGTTAGGCGGTGCTGATACCTACGATGTAGAAGTCTATGCAGGCAATACGCAAAAACGACTGCGAAGCTTGAGCGGTATCGTTGACAACGGATTCACCTACACACAAGCCGACATGAAAGCTGACGGCGGTCAAGTGCGTGATGTTGTCTTTAAAGTTCGAGGACGCGCGGTTACTGGGAAAACTGGCAACTGGGCGCAAGTGGCTGCACAAAATCCGCAACTCAAACCATTGCAAGGTATTGAGATTGACAGCGGTTTGCGTCAGGCGTTTTTCAAATGCGCCATGCCGTCTGAAGAGGATTTCGCAGGCATTGTTATTTGGGTGTCTGAAAATCAGGCTGTCCCAACAACAGACGCAAATAAAGCCTATGATGGCGCGGAAACATTTATTTCCATCACGAAATGCAACGGAAAGGATTTACAACAGGGTAAAACCTATTATTTACGCGCGGCCGGTTATGATAGCTTCGGTAAAGACGGGATGCACGTCAGCAACAGTATTGCTTTTACCGTTGCCGATGTATCAGTCACAAATTTGAAGGGAAGCAATCTGAATAAGGATTTGCGCAACAAAATCGCATTGATTGACGGCAATGGCGCAGGCAGTGTAAACGCACGAATCGCAGCCGAAGCGCAGGCGCGTGCCGTTGTTGCACGAGCCGCTGAAGACGCAAAAGCCGCAGCGAAAAAAGCCGCTGATGATTTGACAACCAAAGCCGCCGAAATTGGGGGCAAGATTGCAGTAGTCGAGCGCGTGAACAATAAGCAGGCGCAGCAAATCAGAACGGTTACAGCCGCGCAAGGCACAACCGCCGCAGGCTTGGAGGCCGAAAAGAAAGCACGGGCAGACGGCGATAGGGCGGAAGCTGCGGCGCGTAAGACTTTGGCAGGTCGTGTATCTGCGGCTGAGGGTAACATCACACGCGAAACACAAGCGCGGGTCACAGCCATCAACGCCCAAACCGCCGCAACGGAAGCCTTGAAAACGCGGGTCGGCAATACTGAAAGCAGTATCACAGCATTGCGCGAAACCGTTAATCAGAAAGACAGTGCGAGGTCGTCTGAAATTCAAACACTGACCGCGAAGATTGACGGTGTTTCGGTCGGCGGCCGCAACTATGCCCTATCAACAGGAACGCCCGGCAAAGTGCTGACAGTGAACGGGAATAATCAGACCAAGAACGTTACTATCGACGTTTCGTCTGCTTTGGAACTGAAGCAAGGCGACAGTCTGATTATCTCGTGCGATATCGAACTGACGAACGCTACATCGCCATACGGCAAGCCCTCCCCGCGAATCGGCGCGGAACTTTCCGTAACCTACGCCGACAACTCTATCGGGTATTTTGCCGCATGGTACGAAGAAGCCGTCAGTGGTACGACCAAAACGCTAAAACAGCGTATTGTTGCTAAACACACGGTTGCCAAAGAGGTTAAGGCACTGCGGAACATCATCGTTCAGGCACGGTATCAAACATCGGAAGCTATCAAGGTTTCCAATGTGAAACTGGAGCGCGGAACGGTAGCAACCGATTGGACACCGGCACCGGAAGACAACGACGGTTTGCAGGAAGTTCGCGGCGCGGTTCAGGTCGTTCAGACGGCCTTAAGCAAAGCGACAGGCGACATCAGGGCACTTGGCGAACGTATCGCGACGGCGCAATCGACGGCGGACGGCAACACGGCGGCAGTACAAGCCCACGCGCGAAGCATCAACGGCTTGGAAGCGCAATATACGGTCAAGGTTGACGTAAACGGCAAAGTGGCGGGTTACGGCTTGGCAAGCACGCCGAAAAACGGAACGCCCGAAAGCAAATTTATTGTCAACGCCGACCGCTTCGGCATCGGCGCACCGGGCAAAGCCGACGTTTTCCCATTCACGGTAGACACACGGCAAAACCGTGTCGGCGTGAACGGCGAACTGGTGGTAAACGGTAAGGCGATTGTCGATAGGTTGAACGCCGGGGATATTCACGGCGATAAAATTACGGCAAACACGCTGGACGCAAACCGCCTGAAAGCCGGAAGCGTTACCGCGCGGGAAATCGGGGCAAACGCCGTTACCGCCGATAAGATTCAGGTTGCCGATTTGAGCGCGGTATCTTCCAACCTTGGAAGCATCACGGGCGGCAGCCTGAATATCGGCGGGGGTAATTTTACGGTCTCGCCAGACGGCATCCTGACGGCGAACAATGCGGTAATACGCGGACGGATTGAGGCTGATTCGGGTTATTTCAACGGTACGGTCAGGGCTTCGTCCGTCGAGGGCGATGTGATGAAGGCGCACAGGTTGCGTTGGACGGAGGGTAATGTTTGGGTGTTGGATTTGGATAAAGACCCGCTGCCGAGGGTTTTGATACCGAATTTTCGGGTTATTTCGGAAACGTACGGCAACAGAGTAGTTCAGGCAAGGCTGATGCTTAACGGGGGGTTGCTTAATCCGTTGGTAACCAAAGACTATGAATTATTTAGGGCTTACTATTATGACAACGCCAAGCATTCCTCTAAGCCGAGTCGACGTGGACGTAATAGAGATTCTAATTATATAGAACTCACGGATTATAGGTACAAAACCCGGCTGGAGTACCCGATTCAAATCATCCCCGCCGGAAAACCGATTAGTTTGAAGTTGACGCTGGCTTCCCACGAATCGGTGTTCTCGCCGTTCGTGTCGGTTTCGTATTTGTCGCAATCCGACTATGAATACAAGCAGTTGCTGGGGAGAATGGTTTGGCGTACTTTTGCGGAGGATTTCCGGTACGACAACAGGCGGCAGGTTTATTTGGGCGGCGACAGACGCGTCCATAATTACCAAAATCAGATGCGTAACCATTGGGAACCGTATGGCGGACTGCTGCAGTTGCCGGACAATATCTACGGCATATCGTTCGAGTACAGGCTTTATACCAACAGAGACTGGAGTACGATGATTACGTTCGACAGGTCGGATGCTTATGAGGTGGTTAAGAAATACCGTGCTAATGGATTTGGGCCGTATTCTCTGTATAAGCGGGAGTTTGATACCGCTATTCCGAAATCTAATCTGTTGTTCTTTGTGGAAAAGTCTTGGCAGTATATCGAGTTGCGGAATATCAGGGTGCTGATTCCGGAATCGCGCGAAAACGAGGTTTGGCAGGTTGGTTGATGCCCCTGTATGCCGCCGTTTGAGTTTTTCTGACTTTTGTTTGGCTATGCCGTCTGAACCTTTCAGGCGGCATTTTTGTTCCTGCCCCGTTCGGGGCTTTTTTGTGGAGTTTTGTTATGAGTGAGGGCAAGAAGATTGTCGCTTTGGGTTTTTCAGCCGAGGACGGTATGACCGGCGCGGCTGCAGCCTACCACGTCGTCGAATATATCGGCGCGGATTACCGCAACGGTTTTATCACGGCAACGTTGAACGGTTATGTGTCGGAAAACGCGTTTAAATCGGGCAAACAGTACCTGTTGACGCGCACATTGGATTTTCAGGAAGCAGTCATAACCGCACCCGACCCCGATTGGGTGTACCGCAAGGCGTTGGAGGGGGCATCCGGCATACCTAAAGACGCACAGCCCGTCTATGCGGAATAGGTTTTCAGACGGCATCGGACACCGCAGGGCGCAGGCTTTGCGGTGTTTTATATAAGGAGGTTGTTATGGGCAGGTTGGGTTGGATATTGGGTTGGCGGTTTTTGCCCGCCAGGTTTCAGGCGTGGTTGTTCGGCACGGCGACGCGGGTGTTGGAGGCGGTCAGCGGTTTGGGGCTTGTCGGCTACGCGGCGGTGTTCGCGCTTGCGCCCGATGAGATTTATGCGTGGCGGATTTATTACAAGTTTCAGGATATTCCGGAGGCGTGGACGGTGGGCGTGCTGGGGGCGGCGGGGCTGCTTCAGACGGCATTGCTGTTTGCGCGGGGCTTTAAGGGCAATGTGGTTGCGGCTTACCTTTTGCTGTTTTCGGGCTTTGTGTGGTTTTTGATTTCGGTGGCGTTTTTGGGGGCGTATCCGCCTTTGAACACGGGTATGGTTGTTCCGCCGCTGTTGGCGTTTTTCTGTGCGCTGGCGGGGAATAATGCGTTGAAGTTTTTGTTTTCGGCGCAAAAGACGCGGGGTTTGGCGGATGAGGAGTCGTGAATGGAGTTCTTGCAGTTCGGTTTGCTTTTTGCTGTTCTCGGCGGCGTGCTAGGCGGCGTGTGGGCAAGCCTTCAGGAACACGACCGTCCGGTGCAGGCTTTGTTGGAGGCGGTGATTTCGGCAATCGCGGCGGCGGCCGTGGCGGAGCGGTTCGTGCCTTTGAATCAGGTGTGGACGTGTGCGGCGGCGGGGGTGTTCGTGGGGATGATGACGGGACACGCGCTGGATACGGTGCGCGTGCTCGCGCCCAAGGTTTTGCGCGGTTACTTGGGCGGCTTGGCGGAAAAGGTTACGGGCGTGAAGGGGGATGAATAGCGAAGTATGTCGCCCTTGCTTCTTTCGTCATTCCCGCTGCTTTCCGTCATTCCCACGAAAGTGGGAATCCAGACCCCCAGCGCGACAGGAATTTATCGGAAACGGCTGAAACCCGACGAACCTAGATTCCCGCCTGCGCGGGAATGACGAAAGCAGTCGGATTCCCGCCTGCGCGGAAAGTTACCGTATCGGCAAACGCGACTGAAAAAGACAGCGTGTTCGGCGATGCGGTGCACATTGTGATTGCGACTTAAAACATAGAACGAGTTGTCAACCCAAAGTTTACATCTCGTCTTTTACCGAAAGGATTAAAAATGACAGAATTACCGTGGATAGCCGAAGCCAGAAAACACATCGGCTTGAAAGAAATTCCCGGCTCGAAACACAATCCTGTGATTGTGCAATGGCTGAAAGAAATGGGCAACTTCCCCGGCGCGTCAAAGTCTTGGTACTTTGAAGACGAAACGCCGTGGTGTGGGCTGTTTGTCGGACACTGTTTGGGCAAAGCGGGACGCGCGGTCATCAAAGACTGGTATCGCGCCAAAGCTTGGTCAATGTCGGGTTTGACGAAACTCGAAGCCCCCGCCTACGGATGCCTTGGAGTCAAAACGCGTCGGGGCGGCGGACACGTGTTTTTTGTCGTGGGCAAAGATGCGATAGGCAGAGTCTTGGGATTGAGCGGCAATCAGGGCAATATGGTATCCATCGTCCCGTTTGACCCTGCCGATATTGACGGCTACTATTGGCCGTCCAAACTGATTGGCGGAAAAGCCGTGCCGTCATTTCCCACCGAAGCGCGTTATCAGTTGCCGTTCGTTGCAACCACGGCAAAACAGGGTGGAAGCGAGGCGTAAATGCTTGGGTTTTTGCTGAAAAATTGGAAGCCGGTTCTTGCCTTATCTGCGATTGTTATTTTTGCTTGGTGGCAGGACAGAACGGCGCAATATCGGCGCGGACGCGATGACGCGACGCTGGAGATTTCGGAACGTTTGAAAGCCGCCGCGATTGAGGGGGCGGAACAAAGCCGCAAATCGTCCGCCGCGTATCAGGCGCAAAAGGCGGCGCGTGAGGAAAGGGAAAGGGTGCGTTATGTGCAAGTGCAAAAGATTGTCGAGAAACCTGTTTACCGCAATGTTTGTCTTGATGCTGACGGCGTGTCAATCGTCAATGCCGCCATTGACGACGGCGGTTAAGCCGCCCGCCGATTTGGTGCAGCCCTGCCCGAAACTGCCGCATCTCGAGGGAAACACGGGCGCGGACGTGCTGCCGTGGTCGTTGCAAGTCATCGGCTTGTACAAGGACTGCAAGGCGCGGCACGGCGCGTTGGTACGGGCGTTGGGCGCGGATTGAGTTGTCAACTTCGGGTTGACGGTTGCATCGGGGGAAGTGTCAACATTTCCCCCGATTTTTTATATATCACGCGGACGTGGTAAATTTTTGCCGTTTTGTTTGCGCGAAGGGGGTGTGGTTGCATTTTTTGCAACAACTGCCGGACAACAATGCCGTTTTTGGTTGACGGTTGCCCGGAGAAAACAAATTAACAGGGTGCAGAGATGACTGCGAAAGAATTTTGTGAAAAGCAAATCGCCTACTGGGCGAATGAGAGCCGCAAGGCAAGTGATGACGCCGATTTGAAAGCCTTTGAATTTGCCGAACAGGAATTGGCGAATTATCGGGAAATGTTGAAACAAGTATTGAAACGTTATGCCGTCTGAAAAGACGGCTTTTTTGTAGGAGCGGTAAATGAGCGATTTGGAAGCCAAAGTCAGAATAACGGTAGAAAACCATACGAAGCATGGGTTTGATTCGGCCGCCGCCGATGTTGATAAGGCGGCGGAAAAGATACGCGGCAGCGGCGACAATGCCGCGAAAGGTTTTAAATCCGCAATCGGCAATATGAACGAAACGATGCGCAGCTTCAAAGTCAATATGAAATCGGGCTTTGAGGCGGTGGGCAATCAGGCGCAACAGGCGGCTGACAAGGTTAAAACCGAAGTGGACAAAATCGGTTCGGGTTTATCGGGGCTGACCGGTTTGCTGGCAGGATTGGCAAGCGTCGGCTTCGCGAAATCGATGCTCGATACCGCCGATGCGGTTCAATCGATAAACAGCCAAATCAGACAGGTGGTGTCGTCGGAAACCGAGTATCTGGCTGTGCAGAGGCAGCTTCTCGATACGGCGAACCGTACCCGTGCCTCTCTGGAATCGACTGCCAGCCTGTACGTTTCCACAAGCCGCGCGTTAAAAGACTACGGATACACGCAGCAGGAAATTTTAAAATTCACGGAGGCGACCAACAACGCGATGACGATTGGCGGCGTTGGTGCGCAACAACAGGCCGCCGCGCTGATGCAGTTGTCGCAGGCTTTGGGCAGCGGCGTATTGCAGGGCGATGAATTTAAATCCATTGCCGAAGCCGCGCCGATTTTGCTGGATACGATTGCGGAATATATGGGTAAATCCCGCGCTGAAATCAAAAAGCTGGGCAGTGAAGGGCAGTTGACGGCGGATGTGATTTTTAAAGCCATATCGGGCGCGTCGGAGAAATTCGGCGAGCAGGCGACCAAAATGCCCATGACGATGGGGCAGGCTTTGACGGTGTTCTCGAACAACTGGCAAAGCATGGTTTCAAAACTGCTGAACGACAGCGGCACAATGTCGGGGATTGCTGCCGTTATTAAACTGATTGCGGATAACCTTAATTTAGTTGTTCCGATTGTTGCAGGTTTTGCCGCCGCCATTGCCGCCGCCGTTGCCCCCACGCTGGCTTTGAATCTTGCGCTGCTTGCAAACCCGTTCGGAATTATTGCCGTCGCAATCGGCACGGTTATCGGGCTGATTGCGAAATTCGGCGATGAAATCGATGTTTTCGGCGGCGGCTGGTCGAATCTTTCCGATGTGATTCGGGCGGTTTGGCAAATCATCACGGAAACCATCGGGGAAGCGGTGGGAACCGTCAAATCGTGGTTTGACGGGCTGACAGGCTGGCTGAATGAGAGCGTGGGCGGCTGGTCGTCGTTGTTCGGGCGCGTGATGAGCGTCATCTCAAGCGCAATCGGCGCGTATGTGAACGTTTATATCAACATATTCGCAACCGGCTGGATGCTGATTAAAGAAGCGGCAAACGATATGCCGCAATTCTTCGCCAATCTTGGCAAGCTCATCGGCAATGCTTTTCTGTCTGCGATTGAATGGATGATAAACAAAGCAGTCGGCATGATTAACAGCATGATTGACTTTGCCAACGCAGCCTTGTCAATGGTCGGCGGTTCGGGCATTAAAAAGCTGGATGGCGTTGACCTCAAAAGGATGGACGACGGCGGGCTTGGCAAGCGTATTACCGACAGTATGACGAAAGACCGCGCCGGCGCAATGGCAAATGCCATCCGCGAACGAGCCGCCGATATTCACGAAGCCGATGCCCTCAAGGGACGCGGCGACGGAGGACACCCCAAACCCGCCCAGAAAAAGACGGGCGCAAATCAGGGCGGCGGCAAAGGAGGCAAATCCCGTTCGGGCGGTTCAGGCGCGGCCAAAGACCCGATGCAGGCGTGGGAAGAGGAGATTAAAGCCCAGAAACTTGCACACCGCGAAATGCAGCGCGAAACACTCACACACCAAGAATGGGATTTGGCGCGTGAGGCGGAATATTGGCGGGCGAAACTGGCAACGGTAGATTTCAACGGCAAAACTGGCAAGGAAATCCGCACGAAAATCCTGGCGCTTGAAGACCAGTTATCGAAACAGTCAACTGAAGCGAAAATGAATCAGGTGGCTGAATGGGAGAAATTGGACAAACACAAACTGGAGATGGAGAAAGACGCGGCAGACCAAGCTCTGGCAGATGGACGAATCTCGCAGCTAGAACGCCTCGATATGGAAATCGAGTTTGAAAACCGCCGTTATCAGATTGCCTATGACGCATTGCAGGAACGGATCGCGTTGGCCGAACAAGACCCGACATACAGTCAGACCGCAATCGACAAGCTCAAGGCTCAAATGGGCGAATTGGGGCAGGGGCATGAGCGGACGCAGGCGAAGAACGAGGGCAAACGCGAAAACCAACGCCGGAAAGACGCGCCCAACGTCATGGAAATGCTGCAAGACGGCGGCAAGAACGTTTGGCAGCAGGCGCAACAGCAGATGTCGCAGGCGTTCACCGCAATGCTGACAAGGGCGCAAAGCTTCAGGCAGGCGATGGGCGGCGTGTTCTCATCCATACGTCAAACCTTCGTTCAAGAGATGGTCAGCAAGCCGCTGGCGGCATTGGTCGGACGATTCGCCAAGGAAGGCGCGATGTGGCTGGCTAACGGCACGCGCCAAATTGCCGCTCAAACCGCTACATCAGCCGCCGTAACCGGTATTAAAAAGGTTGAAACGACTGAAAACGTCGGTATGAATGCCATTCAAGCGGCGGCTGAGGCATTCAAGGCGATGGCGGGGATTCCATACGTCGGCCCAATTCTTGCTGTTGGTGCGGCGGCTGCGGCAATGGCGGCTGTCTACGGGTTGATGAGCGGAATGGGCGGCGGCGGTTCCTCAACCTCCACGACCACGACGCGCATACCATCGGCGGCAGGCGGCTGGGACATTCCGGCAGGCATCAACCCGCTGACACAACTGCACGAGAACGAGATGGTTCTACCGGCAGAACACGCCCAAACCATCCGCGAAATGGCAGGTCAGCAGGGAGGCAGCGACAGCACCATCATCATCAATTCGACAGGCGGCGACTTCATCCATAAAAACGATTTGGCGAAGCTGTTGAAACAGATGAAACGGGACTTTAAATTTGTCTGAGAAAATGCCGTCTGAATCTTCAGACGGCATTGTTTATAGATTCCTCACATATTCCAGCAAAAGCAGCCAGCGCGTGTGCGGCATATCGGAATGAGTTTTCAAACTCATCGCCGCCTCCCATTTTTGGGCTGTCGACAACGTTGCGCCCGTAATATCGGCAACCTGCTTTTGCGTCAGCCCGTACTTTTGCCGTATCGCCTTCAAATTGGCGGGCGTGTAGCCCAGTTCCGGATTGTCAATCATCCCAGCCCTCCAAATCCGCCGCATCTTCATTCAGCATCAAATCATCCGCCGCGATTCGATCGCAGGCGGCTTTTAATTGCCCAAGCCAATCCTCCATGTTTTTCGGCTTGTTGTTGTCCAACATGATGAAGTCAGAAAGCCACAAACCAAGCCGTGAATCATAAGCAAGGCGGCGCGGTTCGCCGATTTGTCCCAATTCCCCGTTAACAGGTTTTGCAGGCATTTCGCCCGTGAAATTGTCGTCAAAAGATTTCCGCGCCAAGAATCGCGGGTAGCGCGTATGCACCACAAATTCGTCATTCTCCCCCCGCGCTTCGCCGTGAATAATTGTTGGATACTTGTTGAAAATATTGTTTTTGCTCATTTTAAACCTTTCAAAAAAGCCGCCATATTTCAGGCGGCTTGTATCTTAAATTTTAAAAATCTCTTTGCCGTTGGCTGCCGCTAAGAAATCCCTGCGTTCCACCGGCAGGCGGACGTATTCGCTTTCTTCAATTTCCCATGCGTCGATGCTGATTCCGGTGCAACTTTCGGCAAAGGCTTTAAGTTTTGCCAGAAATTCGGTCATTGCGGGCGATTCGTCGTTGAACAAGAAAGCGCGGTACTGACCGTCAAGCGATGCGTTGGTGTCTTTGGCTCTCAAGTATTCGTCGATGATGGAAACTCGAGCATTGATGATTTTGGCAAGGCGGCGTTTTTCAGTTCGAGAAACTTTTTCAAAGCCGTTGAAAGAAGTGAAGATAATAGCGCGTTTGAACATTTTGAAATCCTTTCGTTTATCCTTGAAGCCGTCAAGGTGTCGGTGGCAGGCTTGTTGTCTGCCGATGTGTGTATACTACATCAAAAAATGATGTATCACAAGCATTTTTTCAAACAAAAAACCGCCAATTTAATAAACCTTTAAAAACAAAGGTAATTAATTTGCCGTTTTTATTTCCAATGCACAATGTGCTTTATTTGCACCATAAGAATAATAAAAATATATTATATATTATTTTTCAATATATTATTTTTCAGTAGATA